TGTTCAACACGCATGCGTTGATCCGCTACAGCAAGGATATCGCCATCACCGAAGGCGAGATCGACGCTATTACAGCGGAGTTGGCCGGTGTGCCTGCTGTCGGGGTGCCTGGTGCCTCGCTGTGGAAGCCGTTCTACCGGGAACTGTTCCTGGGGTACAGGCACGTGAACATCCTCGCTGACGGGGATGAGCCTGGCCTGGACTTTGCGAGGAAGGTCGCTCGCACTCTGCCCAACGCACGAATCATCCCCATGCCTGACTGGGAGGACGTTAACTCTCTGGTCCTCAAGAAGGGCTCAGAGGCACTATTCGAAAGGATCCAATGAGCGTCGTATACGTCTACTCCCAGCCCGACTGCCAGCCGTGCAAGCTGGTTACCAAAATGTTCGAGAACGCCGACGTGAACTATCGGGTGATCGACATTTCGAAGGACTCGCTGATGCGGGACTACGTGACCCAGCATCTGGGGGCACGGTCTACCCCGGTGGTCGAAGCTGAAGGCTTCCCCGTCGTTGTCGGGTTCAAGCCGGATGCGATCACCGAGATCATTGAGCACTACAGCCCGGTCAACAAGACCGATCTGATCCACGACTACGTCTACGAAGGTGACGAACTTGACAACCCCCAATGACAACGTGAATAATCCGGCGCACTACCAGTTCTCGAACGGGGCGCAGGTGATCGACATCACCGAGAACCTGTCGTTCAACCTGGGCAACGTGGTGAAGTACGTGGCTCGAGCGGGACGCAAGACCGACGATCCCACCGAGGATCTGAAGAAGGCGCAGTTCTACCTGAACCGGGAGATCGAACGGCTGGCTACGGCAGGGGCAGTCGAGTACACACTCTCCGCGCTCTACGGGATGTTGTACAAGTTCTGGGAGTTCGTCACCGGCCCACGCTTGTGGGATCTCCTTGACAACGTACCGCCTGGGGTGATTGTCGAGGACGTGGACGGCGACTACTACCGCCGCATCAGCGGGACCGCGAAGTTCGAGTTCGCCTGCCGCAGGTGCAGCTACGGCCAGCACTACGAGTGGCAGGACATGCCGCCGTTCATGTATCGGGAATCCCGCGACTACGGACCCTTTAAGGAGGTCAGTACATGAGTAAACGCATCGTGATCATCCCAGACACGCAGATCCCGTTCGATGACCGCCGCGCCCTGGCGGCGGTGATCCGGTTCATAGGCGACTATCAGCCGGATGAGGTCATCCATATCGGAGATCTGATGGACTACCCGTCACCGTCCCGCTGGACGAAGGGGACAGCGGAGGAGTTCGCGCAGCGGATCAAACCGGACAGCGAACAGGCTAAGAAACGGTTCCTTGGAGCACTACGGGACGTGTACGACGGCCCGATCGGTGTACACGAAGGCAACCACGACGAGCGTCCCCGCGAGTACCTGGCGAAGTACGCGCCAGCCCTGGTGGAGTACGCCGACGACTTCCGGTTCGAGAACCTGCTGGACTTTGACGGGCACGGCGTGACCGTGCTGCCTGAGTATTACAAAGTCGCACCGCAGTGGGTAACCACCCACGGTCACCGTGGCGGTATCCGGCTCACACAGAAGGCCGGTGACACCGCGCTGAACGCGGCGGTGAAGTTCAACCGTTCGGTGATCATGGGCCACACCCACCGGCTTGGGCTCAAGCCCGAGTCGAGCGGCTACGGCGGGGTGATCAACCGGATCGTGTGGGGCATGGAAGTCGGCAACCTGATGAACATGAAGCTCGCCACCTACCTCAAGGGTGGGACGGCGAACTGGCAGCAGGGGTTTGGGCTACTGACGGTCGAGGGCAACCATGTGCGGCCTGAGATTGTTCCGATTGATAACGGACGTTTCACTGTCCACGGCGACGTTTGGGAGGTCTAACTTGACAGCCACCGAGATGCAGAAACTTTTCGAGAAGGCAGCGCAATCAGCCCTGTACTCGTGGAAGACCACCACCGCAGGCGTTGACGATCTAGTGAGCGACCTGTGGGTGTGGTATCTGGAATCTTCTGCCACGCAGAAGAAGCTGGCAGCCGCTGACCGGAACCTGGCGATCACGCTGATCCGCAGGGCTGCCCTCCAGATCCTGGCGAAGCAGGTGCTGTCGAATGACCGATTCAACGGAAAGAACTTGTACTCCGCTGACTGTGTCAGAGCCGCGCTGCGGGGCGAGTCCCGTAACCGCTACCTGATCGACATTCTGCCGCTGGCGTTCAACGAGATGAACGACCAGAACCCCGTCTACGCGGAAGCTCTCCGCTCCCGCTACACAGACGGTGTCGTACCTGAAGTTCACTCAGCAGCCGAGAAGCGGCTGTCTCGCGCTGTCAAGTCTCTGACAGAGCGGGTGAACATCATCGTCATCACGTCCGGTGTGGACGCTGACGGCAAAGTGACAGAGGGGCCCGGTTCCAGGGCTGCTGTGTTCCCCGAAACGCGAAAGCCGAAGGGGCACGGCCACTCCGATCCGACAGGCAACACGGCGATCATGCTGATCGAGCATCCCGAGTTGCGTGACGAGTACCTGGAGGAGTCGCCACTAGCGGAGTTCCTGCGAGGTGAAAGTGCATAACATTTTCGATTCAACGTTCAACGGGATGCCCGGTTCTGAGATGTACCGGGCCGAAATGTTCCCCGAGCTATTCCCGCACCAGCAGCCCATGCTGCTGCACAACTGGTCGAAAGACGACCTCGAAATGTATGTGGGTGGCTCGTACACCATTGGCTGGCTACGAGCCGTATGAAAGGACAGAATGACTGACATCAATGGGGCCCCACAGGGGAATTGGTCTACAACCGGACCTACTCCCGCACCAAAGCTGACGGCTCGAAAGAAACATGGCCTGAGACTGTGCGCCGTGTGGTCGAGGGCAACCTAGCCCTTGTCGATTCCCGGTTCGAGCTCCCGGGGGAGCGGGAAGCCCTGGGCAGGCTGATGGAGGAGTTCAAGATCCTCCCTGCCGGTCGGCACCTGTGGGCGAGCGGGGTGACCAACGCGCAGCACCTGTTCAACTGTTGGGTGGCCGGTTGGCCTGAGCGGATCTCCGAGCATTTCGAGTTCACGTTCATGCGCCTCATGGAAGGTGGAGGGGTTGGAGCGAACTACTCCAACAAGTACCTCGAAGGCTATCCGGTTGTGGTGCATCCGTTGCAGGTTCACATCGTGTGCGATCCCGAGCACACCGACTACGCCGCCATGAAAGAGGCTGGCATCCTGTCTGACCGCTACGACTCCGAGTGGTCCGGTGCCTACCCGATCGAGGACAGCCGTGAGGGCTGGGCGGCAGCCCTGTCCGATCTGATCGACACCCACTACCGTCCCGAGACGGTTCACTTCCAGAGGGTGTACGACGTGTCCCGCATCCGGCCTGCCGGTGCGAAGCTGAAGACGTTCGGCGGTCAAGCGTCTGGGCCGCAGCCGTTCGCTGAGATGTTGCAGAAGGTCTGCCGTGTCATGTCGGATCGTTCCGGCACACAGTTGACGGGTATCGACGCTATGACCGTCGATCACGCTATCGCTCAGTGCGTGGTGGCCGGTGGCGTGCGCCGTAGCGCACGTATGTCGATGATGCATTGGGCTGACCGTCAGATCGAGGAGTTCATCGACTGCAAAGCGAAGTCCGGTGAGCATTGGACGACGAACATCTCCGTCGAGGTTGACGACGAGTTCTGGGAGCAGGCGAAGCAGGGTGACGCGTGGCATGCGTCGAAGATCCTGAAGGCCCTCTCTGAAGGGGCTGTACGCAACGGAGAGCCCGGTATGTGGGACTCGTCCCTATCCAACAAGGGCGAGCCCAATCCTGTCGTGTGTACGAACCCTTGCGGTGAGATCACGTTGCAGCCGTGGGAGCCGTGCAACCTGGGGCACATCAACCTGGCCGGGTTCATCGACAGCGACGGTGTCATCGACTTTGATGACCTGGACCTGGCTCACGTACTGATGACCCGGTTCCTGGTGAGGGCGACGTTCTCTCAGGTCGGTGATCCGAAGTCGCGTGAGGTGCTGGACCGGAACCGTCGTATCGGTGTCGGACACCTTGGGGTGGCGAGCTTCTTGGCTATGGCCGGTCGGCTGTACTCCGAAGCCCCGCAAGACCACCGGATGCAACTCTTCCTCACTCAGTTGTCTGAGATCGTGGACGAGGCGGCAGAGGAGATCTGCCACGACCTGAGAATCCCTGTGCCAGTGAAGAAGCGCACTATCGCCCCTACGGGGACGGTGGCGAAGCTGGCCGGTGTTTCGGAGGGGATCCACCCGATCTTCTCGAAGTATTTCATCCGGCGGGTGCGGTTCAACAAGCTGTCTGATGCGGAGGCCCTGGCCGGTCTGGTAGCGCAAGGCTACGAGGTTGAGGACGACCTGTTCGCCCCCAACACGGCTGTGGTGTCCATCCCGACGAAGGACACGCTGGTGCAGTCGGTGGTCGATATCTACGGCGAAGCCGGTGAGGATTACGTCGAGGCTGCTGACGACTTGTCGCTCACGCAACTGCTGGAGTTCCAAGCCCTGTACCAAACGTATTGGGCGGATAACGCCGTGTCTTTCACGGCGAACGTTGACCCCGACACCTACCTAAGTAGTGACGTAGCAGAGATCCTGCAACGTTTCGCGGGTCGCATCAAGGGTTCCACGATCTTCCCCGAAGCGTCGTTCCCTCAAGCTCCCTATGAGCGAATCACGAAGGCAGAGTACGAGGCTGCCGTAGTTAAAGCCGTCTCTGACGGTGTCGATGAAGAGTGCGCCAACGGCGCATGTCCAATTAAGTGAAAGGTGACCACGTGTCATACGAAGATCCGTTCGACAGCATCCCCGAGGACAGTGCCGAAGAGGCCCAGGCGGCTCCTGCGCCGACTGTGGTGAAGACCGACGAGGTCGGTGAGGGCGAGGGAAAAATCGTGCTCACCTTCAAGGAAGGTGCTGGTTTCGATTCGTCATGGACGGTTGTCCATGCGGCTTCTGTTGGAGACGCTAACGCCATCCTGGCCGATCCTGGGTTCAAGGATCTGCTGGATCGTACTAAGAAGGTTGCCTCGTACTTCCGAGGCGGCTCCGCACCGGCAGCCGGTCAGCCACGGGCGGCGGGTTCAGCCCCGCAGCAGGCCACCGAAGCACCGGGCGGCGAGAAGCGTTTCTGCGAGCACGGCGAGATGGTGTTCAAGTCCGGTGTTGCCAAGGGCACTGGAAAGCCTTACCAGTTGTTCTCGTGTACCGCTCCTCGCGAGTCACAGTGCAAGGCGCAGTTCCTCAAGTAGGGAACTTGACACCCCCCGGGAGGGCAGGCACCGACGACCTGCCCTCCCCCAACTTCTGTAGCGGAGGAAATATGTTGCCCAAACGTGCCACAGTGATCAACCTCGAATCCCGATACCTCGTCGTGTCGGGGGAGCCGATCCTCGACACCCAGGAGGGTGTGCTGATCATCGCGTTCAGCGACGGTACGTCGCGAACGTTCAATTGGGATCACGTCATCGACTACTACTACATGAACGAAGAAGAGACAGCCTGTTACCTCAGTGGCGGATTGGATTTCGAGTGACGCTAACCCTGTTTGCACAGCAGTTGAACGCTGTCCTCGATGAGAACAAGCGACTCCGCCAGCGGGTGGAGGAGCTCGAGTCCAGGCCGCTGAACAACCGCAGGAAGCTCAGTCCTCAGGAAGTGAAAGACATCCGCGAGGCGTACCGGATGGGGATGTTGCAGTCCGATCTGGCAGACAACTACGGAGTCAACCCGGCAACCATCTCCCGAACCGTTCGGGGGATCTACCACTAGGAGGTGGGAATGATAGAGCTACGGCATGAAGTCAACGGTCAGCTAGTCACCGTGAATGTTGTTGAAACGCCTGAAGATCTTGATGGGTTTCGCGACTTCATCCGCACTCATCACAACTGCCTCGCCGTCGATACTGAGACTACCGGGCTGGACATTTACAGCGACACGTTCGCGTGCCGCCTCGTCCAGTTCGGTACTCAGGACGAAGCCTGGGTGCTGCCTGTAGAGCTCTCTGACCGTCTTGTGTTGGAGGTTATGGAAGCTCTAGGGGAGATCGACAAGATCGTCATGCAGAACGCGTCCTACGACCTACAGGTGCTGGACCGTTGTTTCGGGATCGAGATGGAGTGGTTGTGGCCGAAGGTGTTGGACACGCAGATCCTGGCGAAGCTGGTGGATCCTCGCCCATACGAAGCAGGCGGATTCGGGCACTCGCTCGAACACCTTATCTCCGCGTTCATCTCCAAGGAGTTGTCGGAGAACGTGAAGGGTTTGATGACGAAGCTGGCGAAGGAGCACAAGACGACGAAGGCGAAGATCTGGTCTGAGATCGACCTGTTCCACCCCGAGTACCTGAAGTACGCGGGGATGGACACGGTGTTCACGTCACGTGTCTGCTCGAGCCTGGTGAAGTTGCTGCCGGATGTGTCCAGGCCGCTGGTGCCGTACGAGCACAAGATCTCCGAGATCTGCTCGTACATCGACCGCAGAGGATTCCTGCTCGATGTGGACTACGCCAAGTCGCTGTCTCAGCGGTGGCTGGCTGAGCAACAGGTCTGGGAGGCAATCGCTTTCACAGAATACGGTGTCGAGTCAGTCAACTCCACAGAGGACGTAGCGGAAGCCCTGGAGGAGATGGGTGTGAAGCTGACGGCCCGTACCGAGTCCGGTAAGCGCAAGGTCGATAAAGAGATCCTGGGCGCGTTGATCGCTGACGGTAACCCGTTGGCGGCGATCGTGGAAGAGGCGAAGAAGGTCGGCAAGTGGAACACGACGTGGGTTACGAAGTTTCTGGATTCGATGGACAGCAACAACCGCTGCCACACGTTCATCAACCCCATGCAGGCCAGGACGAGCCGGATGAGCATCACAGGGATCCCAGCGCAGACCCTTCCCGCGTCGGACAGCCTCGTACGGAGGTGTTTCGTTGCAGAGGAAGGTCATCTGATCGCGTCTGTGGACTACCAGACACAGGAGTTGCGTGTGCTGGCTGCCTTATCGGCAGACCCGACGATGATCGAAGCGTTCAAGCAAGGTGCCGACTTGCACCAGATCACCGCAGACGCTTCCCAAGTGACACGCAAGGTGGGAAAAATGGCAAATTTCTTAACCGTGTACGGGGGCGGTCCTAAGAAGCTTGCGGAGCAGGCGCACATCGACTTCCCAACAGCCAAGCGGGTTTTGGATGGTTTCGCTAAGACGTACCCGGGTGTCGCCCGGTTGTCTAAGAAGCTGGCCGCTGAAGCAGGCCGTACAGGGTTCATCACGACCCCTGTGGGTCGCAGGCTGCCTGTCGATTCGTCCCGCGCTTACAGCGCGTTGAACTACATGATCCAGTCCTCGTCACGTGACGTTACGTGCCGTGCTCTGGTGAGGCTGCATGAGGCGGGGTTCACCCCGTATCTGCGGCTGCCGATCCATGACGAGATCGTCGCCTCGATTCCCGCGAACAAAGCGGAGCGTGGTGCGGCTGAGATTGGTCGGCTGATGGCTGAGCAGATGGGGCCGGTCCTTATCGGGACCGACCCTGAGGTTGGTGGGCGGTCCTGGGGATCGCTGTACGGAGCGGATTACTGATGGAAACACACGACTTTTTCGACAAGCTGTATCAGATGTGGTCGAAGACCACGTATGCGAAGGATCGGTTCTGGGATTACCAGGAGGAGGCCAGCGGCCTTCACACGATCGGTGCTGTCGGTGAGGACGGGGAGCGGCTCCCTGTGGCGTGGGGCCTGTACGGCCCTGACGCTGACTGGATTACCGCTATGCACGGTTGCTTCCCCGACTTGTACCGCTGCTTGAACATGGCCCTGGACGAGGCGGATAGGGCTGATCTGGATCGCGATTCGCGTGAGTGTCGTATCGCGGAGCTCGAGATCGAGGTTGCCGAGTTGAAGTCGGTGATCGACGGGCTCTCTACGGAGCCGCCGTGGGCTCATTCGGATGTCCACGAATGACGATCTTCTGGGTGTTGGCGGGGGCGGATATCTCCCTGGCCGCTGTGACGGGTTGGTTCTTGTACCACTTCAACAAGGAGTTGGACGAGTTCGATGCTGAAGATCATTAACCACTACCGCCGTCATGGCGGGATGACGTTCCTGGGCCGTCACAACCACCGGGCGCACTTCCAGTGTGCGTGCGGTGAGTGGATGTCGGCGTGGGTGCTTTTTGGGTAGCGCGTGGCCCACAACATAACGAGGTGGCTGCCGTGGGTCCGTTGGGTCCTTGGCGGTTTGTTCGAGTGGCTTGCGAGCCCTCACTGGCGGTCGGACCCGAGAACGATCCGGCCTTATTGGATGAAGGAGTGTTGCGTTGAAGAAGACTGCGTTATCTGTGCTGCTGTACCCGATCGTGTTGGCGATCGGTTGGTTCGCGACCCGTATGTCTGAGCGGTTCGAAGTGTCGTTGCATGACATCGACCAGTTGGAGTTCGACTTTGAGTGAGAGCAACGAGTGGGACTTCACTCCTGAGGAGTTGCGTATCGCGGCGCGGGTGGCGCGGCGGTCTGGAGGGCACATCCTTCCTGCCGCTGCGGCGACTTCTGGTTCGACACGTCAGAACGGATGCAGCGGTTCGCGCTACTACATGGAAAGGCCCACGCTGATGTCTGACTCCCTGCGTGACCACCGGAAGGCTGACGATGAGTGACACGGACCGCACTTGGCGAATCGTCGGCAGAGAAGTGGCCCGTAACATTCACCCAGCCGTAGACGGCAAGGACTGCTACGTGTTCAAACGCAAAGGCGGGACTCGCCCGACTGATATTTGGTCTGTGACGTACCAGCCGGTGTCCTGGTTCTGGAAGGACGACGATGAGTGACCGTCTGAGTGATAAGTGCAATCCGCACCCCGAAGCTCCGCATGGATTCGACCGCAACAGCAGCGCAACCGAAGATCGTTACGTCTGCGACTGCGAACACTGGCAGCCGCCTGATGACCTCCGCACCAGGATCGTGGCGGTGCAGCTAGAACACATCGACAGACAGCTAACCAATTACGACACTGGGCGCGAAGAGTGTGGATGCGGTCAGCAGGGTAATGCCACCTACATGGAGCACCTGGCCGACGCGGTGATCGAAGCACTAGAACTCACCGACACCCTGCGCCTACTGCGGGCAGCGCAAATCTGGATAGCTGATGCCATCAGCGAGGACGACACCGGAGAGCCGTGGTTGATGACGCGAATGCTGCTTAACAATCTAGTGAGCCGCGTCGATGCACTGGAAGGCTATAATGACTGATTCCCTGCGCGACCGAATCGCCATGACGTTGCTTGAGCACCGCTTCGTGATCACCGGCTGCACGGATCAGCCGATGTGTTGCGCGTGCCAGGAGGGGTGCTCCGACGCACAGGGGCACATGCTGGCGATGGACCCGCTGCTTCACGACGACCACATCGCCGACGCGATTCTCGCCCTCCCCGGTATCGCCGTGGTGGAACTACCGGAACCGTCAGAGTTCGCCGACATGTGGCTGCATGGGAACGTACATGCAGCAAGCCCGTCCACACATCCCGGCACTCCAGTGGCTTTGGAGATAGACCCCGGCAGTCCGGTCTGTTTTTCGATTGAGTACGCCCGTGACCTCGCTGCCGCTCTCCTGGCTGCCGCCGAGTATGCGGAGCGTGAGCAGTGAGCGGGTGGGATGGCCGACACCCGAATTGTGTGTGCGCTAAGTCGATGGGCGACACACAGGAGTGTGCGATGCACGCAGACGTGTGGGAGCAACGCCAGGCAGGCTGTTCATGTTGGGCCGGTTGGGAAATGTTAGACGGCACCCGCCTTGATCCGTATTGCGAAGCTGATGAATGGCACGCAAGGCGGGAACTGCGCGCAGAGGAGCGTGAGCAGTGAGTAATTGGAAGCCACCGTCTCATTGGACAGAGGAGGAGCTAGAGCATTGGAAGTCCCCTGTTGCATTTCAATGCCGCAGTCAACCGACGGGAAGCGTGGTACGGGCGTGAGCAGGATCAGCGATTCGGCACACCAGTGACGGCAACCGATGACTGACTCCCTGCGTGACCTTCTGCGGTTCACTGACGAGCAAAAACAAGAACTGAGGCGAAGGATGATGACCGACACCCTGCGTGACCGCATCGCAGTGGCGCTACGCGGGCACGGCCCAATGGGCGCGTATTACCGCGACGGCTTGGAGTTCTGTTCATGCGGTGCCGAAACGGACGGCCTGCTTGAGTTTGAGGCCCATCTGGCCGACGCGGTGATCCGTGAACTACAGCTACACCGCGAGTCGGACAACCATCACGGTGACGGCACCACGCTGCGCCACCGCTACGTCACCGAATGGACAACCAATGAGTGACATGGATACCTGGATCATCTCGGCTGCCGCTGTGCTCATCTCAGTTGCCAGCATTTGTACGTCGGCGTATTCGATGAGGATTCAGCGCAAGATCGACCGACTTAGGAAAAACCGATGACTGACAACCTGCGTGACCGCATCGCAGCGGTACTCATTGAGGCCGCAGAGTTTCGTGGGGTCTACCAGCTACACAACCCCGACATGCGGTTCCTGGCTGACGCGGTGATCGAAGCACTACCGGAACTCACTGAGCCGGTTTCAGTGGAAGCGATTGGCGATTACCAATATGTCTGCCATCCCTGCGGAAGCTCGTTCAGCTTCTACTCATCGTCCACGATGCAGCAATTCGCCCTGATGCATAGCGGCAGCCACAACCCGAAAGATGCCGATGAGTGACAACCTGCGTGACCGCATCGCAGCGGCGCTACGCGGGCACGGGGGCGCGTATTCCCGCGACGGCTTGGAGTTCTGTTCATGCGGTGCCGAAACGGACGGCCTGCTTGAGTTTGAGGCCCATCTGGCCGACGCGGTGATCCGTGAACTACAGCTACACCGCGAGTC